TTGGCGCAGGCGTTGTATCAGCAGGATCTGTTCCATCATCCAAATCCATAAACAAATCTCGTCCTGCCTTCGTAAATTTACCAGATGTATCTACTAAATCATCTTTAGTAACACGACCATCACCGTCACTATCCAAGTTAGTGTATGCAATAATGTCTTTAATTTTTTCTTCTTCAACTCCAAACTGCTCTACTAGTAAATCCGCAGTGCGCAAAGTATTTGTCAACTTGCCTACGTCATATTTATTGCCCGGTATTTTTCCATCAAATCCGGGGACTTCAAAGTCCTTTACCGGAAGTCCAAACTTACTTAACACACCGGGAATGGTATTTGTTCTGGCACCAACGGTATTAAATGTTGACATTAAAGCTGTATAAGGGTTTGCTAAACTTCCTGTCATAAACGGGTCTTCAGCAATAACTTTTGCAAATGCAGGATCATATTTAGCAAGAAGATTATTTAATTCTTTTTCTTGTGCTATTTTTCCAGCTTTTGCTTTTTCTCTTCCTCCATCATCATCTCCATCTCCACCTGTAGGTTGTGTTACAGTGGGTTGTGTAATTTTAGGGGCTTCCGTTACTTTTTCTTCAGGACTTTTAAATTTAAATCCTTTAGGTACTGTATACCCTGCCGCCATTTTACCATCAAAAAATGGAATAATTATTTCTTGACCTCCCGGCCCAACATATGTTCTGTTTTCAGGGGTAATAGGTTTTTGTCCTATCGCCTGCCGTGCAGGATTTGTAATAAACGAGCTTTGTTGTGGAGCAACGCTATAACCGGGTGCTTGGAAACCCGGTTGTGGGGGAGGCATAAAACCGTATGAAAACTGTTGTTGAGGAGGTTGTGTAGCTAAGTAGTTAGGTAGTACCGCACCACCTGTTTGAAACTGCATAGTTGAGGGATCTTCAGGATTAAAATTATCAATTAGTTGATCAATTTCATCACTATAATCTCCTGTGTCTTCTATAGTAGCTTCTTCTGCGTTGCCCATCTGACCCATAGCTTCCATTTTGACTAGTCCAGATTTAGCTTTCTGACGCAGTTGCATCAAATTTTCTAAACCAATATAGCGTACAACATCAGCAGGAAAAACAAATTCGCCTTCGCTAAGTTGTGCAGGAATATCATCTCTGACTTCTTTTTGAGTAGATCCTGTGGGGACTTCATTTCCTGATACCGGATCAACTGTTCCTCCTTCATCCTGAAGACCACCTTCTTCAAACATTTTCATTTGTTCTTCAGTTTTCTTTGCTTTTCTAGCCATCAGCTAAAGCCTCATTACGTAAATATTTAAGTGAACGCAAAACTTGTACTGCACCCTGCGCTTGATGTATAGATACAATATTATCTGATTGCTCTAGTTTTTTATGCTGATCAGTTATTAAAATATCTATGTAGTCATTAAACGCATCCCATTGTTTATTATTACTGCAAAGGGGCTTGAGCTTGCTCACCACCTTCTGACGGTGGTTGCTGTCCTGCGTTTGGCTGTTGTTGTTGCTGGGGTTGTTGTTCATTACCTGTAAATCCTTGCTCTCCCGGTATGGGAACCTGTCCTACGCCAATGTTGCCATTACCTGCTCCTGTAGGGTCTTGCACACCCGGCGGTCCACCTGCTTGAGCTTGTTGTTGCGAAGGAGGTGTAGGTGGAGCATTCTGTTGCATAAGCTTTTGTTGTAACGCCGCTTCTTCAAAGCTGTTAGTTACTTTATCTGGATCAAGATCCATAGACTTAGCAATCTCACGTACAATGTATGGGAACTTAGCAAACGGTGCTAGTGTTGGGTTAGATGCTACTTGCATGAACTGCATAAGGCGTTGTGAACGTACTTCGTTTGCCATCAATGATTCCGTGCCACGAGCTTTAACTTCTAGGTCACCTTTAATCTCTGGATCAAAGTCAAACTGCATATTAAATGAAAACATAGCTTTGCCTAAAGGCGATAACAAATAATCATCAACATTTTTTATTACAGTTTTAATGCCTCCTGCCGCCGCATTCATCAGCATGGATATTCCAGATGCAGTACGTCCTACACCAGATACGCCTGTTTGCCCATGTGCAAAAGAGGGGAAGCCTGTTGACTCATCGGCAAGAACACGAGCCTTGTCAAACAACTGCATATTTTCATTAGATACATTCGGAAACTTTGTACCGAAGATAGCTTGACCCGGTGCTCCACCCTGACGGCGAAAAACTTTACCCGGATACACTGAAAGATCTTGTCCCGGCACTAAGTTTGTTTCATCAACCTCGATTAACAAATTGCCAGACAAAACTGCGTTGTCAACAGCCATACGCATAAATCCGTTCATCAGTGTTTGAGTATCGTCCATGTTTTCTGCGATACCTACACCAAAAAATGAGTATGGGTTTAACTCATACGGAACTGCATAGTATGGAATACGTGCAGGCTTAAATGGATTGAGAACAGCACGAAGGATTTGATTATTGCAATACCAGATATTAGCTTGCACTTCATCAATTTCACCTAAGTCATCGTCAATGTCAACGCCTGCCTCCTCCAGTACGCCACGATCAATGGTTCCCCAATACTCAAAAACTTCAAAGCGATCAATCTCATAGTCTGTTGTGTAGTCACGAAGATCGTCTTCCCAATATTTTTTAACGTAGCCTTCGCCCATATTAATAACTTCGTCAATAATATTACTACGAAAGAATGGACGTTTTTTAAGTGCACGAAGTTGGGTGCGTGACATTTTGTGGCGTTCGATAACATACTGAGCTTCATCCATATTGGATGCATCAGGATCAGGATAAAAATTCCAAACAGATACATGTGATGTAGTTGGCACAGTTTTTAATGTTGGAGAATATGTTCCTTCATTGTCCCAGCTAGGATATTCTTTATCTACAGCAAACGGTCCCTTCATAATGCCCGTGCCAAACAATGCCATTTCAAAAGAGGTAGATCTTAATTGTTTAGAAGCGTGTGACTCTTCTAACTGATCCATAATCTTTTTTTCCATTTTTTTAGCCGCAACAAGCGCAGGTTCAAATGTAACCTGTGTAGCTGTAAGACCCGGACCAAACTGCAAATTTTCGACATCTTCTAGCTTAGTTTGCAGTGGTCCAAGATTCATTTCCTGCAAAGAATATGCAGTAGCTCCCGGAGGAAAGTCTTTACCATCTCCTTCAAATCCATATACAGATCCTTCTTGCACTACCCCTGTGCCTTCAGGCTTAGGTTGCATGTCAAAATTAACAGCTTCTGCAACACCTTCTGGCAAGGTAGTTGGATCAACGGAAATAGGAAATTTTTGATTTGCAAACAATACGTCAATAATTTGACCATATGCCGCAAGAGTTTTTGTTTTTGTTACTTTTATAAATACACGAGATCTTTCAGCTTCAGTAAACTGAACATCAGGACTATAAAGCCCACGATAATTTCTGTAAGATTGTATCCAGCGATCCTCGTCTTGACGGCGAGTATCTTCAGCTTTTTGATATCGCTCCATAACAAACGACATTAAGTTTCTAGTTTCACTAGCCTCGTCTGTGAGTTCCTCAACGTCATTTAACGTATACTGAACATCACTTTCTACTTCATATATGCTTTCATCTGCCATGTTTAATATCCAAAGGTAGCGTCTGCTGGAACGTAACTAGAAGGTCTTTGATGGGAGGGATCATAGTCCCATATAGAAAAACGAGGTCTACTCATTATACCATATCTCAACGCATCATATAAGTGATCTTCTGATTTAGTATTTATGTCTTCTGGATTTTTTTTATCCAAAGGAATAACGGGCAACTGTGCAATAATATTTGTACAGGTGTTAAAGAAAACTAATCTAGGCTCTTCTGTAAACTCATCAATTTGTAATCGTCTATGTAATTCATTTTTACCGGAAACACGCGATCCTGCTGATCTGTCTGATGGCCTCCAACGGCATCCTTTTTGAATCATCTGTTCCGCCAAAGATGGCCCAGTATCACCTCGCTTGTGCCAGCACGAACTGTCCAAAACTCCGTATTTAATATTGCCATCTTCTGATTCCATATCAAGAACAATATCTGCAAGATCAGTTGCCAAGACTTTGCTAACATATAACTCACGATAGACAAAAAGTTGCTCATTAGGTGATACAGCAAGCCATACAACAGCAGAAAAAGAGCCGTAGCCATAATCGCAGGCGCGAAACTTAACCCAATTACGAGGTACGTCAAAAGGATCGACCACATGAACTTGTCTACTGAACTCAGGAAAAGCGGCACCTTCTGCAACATCCCAATTACCTTCTAACAGTTGTTTTCTTTGTTGTTCTGGCAACGACAAAAGCATAGCTTCGTAATCGCCTTGTTCATACAGGTGTGGGTTGTCTGTTAGCATTGCAGGTATAAATCTTCGTTTAAATAAAGGTTGTCCTTCCTTGCTATGTCCTTTTGGGTATGCCAGCACTTTGCCTGTTTCACTATCTTTTGCGTGAAAAGATGTTCCCGGTGGGGATGGATCAATAAACATTTTTTTGACCCATGAATGTCCCGGTCCTCCGGGGTTAGTTGTTGCTCTCATATAAGTAGGCAAATCTCCTGCTGTACTACGTAAACGAGAACGCATATAGTTCCACGCAAAAGGAGTATGCCATTGTGTTAATTCGTCAAATCCTATCCAACTAAAAGCCTGTCCTTGGTATCTTAACACATCGTCGTCCCGATCTAGATAAGAAAACCACAACCTTGCGCCTGAAGGGGCAACCCACTGCATTTTTCTCTCTGACCATTTTATTCCGGGCCAGATCCTTGGATACATCTCCTGAGACTTCCATACAAGCTCTCTAAGCTCTTCATTGGTATGTCGTAATAGCAACCCACTGAAGGAAGGATGACCCATGAACCTAAGAGGATCTGCAAGCATTGCGTAGGACTTACCACCACCTGCCGCACCGCCATATAGAACTTCTCTCTCACCGGATGCTAAAAACTCAGTTTGAGGACCAGCATTAGGCTTAAATATTACATTGCGTTCTTCTTCAGGCCGTATAGGCTCAAACTCATCTTGTGCTTGCGGATTCTCCTTGACTTGAATCCGTGGTTGAGAGGAGCGACTTTCTTGCCCCAAGTTTTGTCCTTTCGATTTCCTCCGCTTTGGAGATCGCCGTCTTGTACCTTTCGGCCCAGACGCGGAGAGTTGCGCTTCGTCTTTTGTTGGATTGCTCACTTTCTATCCGTTTTTTTAATCCCATATGAGATATGCTACGATTTGTTTGTTTAGTTAACCAATTTGCAACTTCACGATAACTATATTGCTGTAAATATTCTTTGGCTTTTTCTAGTGCGCGTAGTTCTCTTGGTACTGGTAATAACTGATTGTTATCATCTGGGTCTTCTTTATAACCAAATGGAATAGTACGAGCTATTCGGGGTATAGGTAAAAAATCATCATCTTCTATAATGTTTTCAGGTTGGGCTAAAATCCATTTACCTGCTGATCTGTTTGCTGTCATGCTTCTTCAGTTTTTTTGGGTGGTAAGAGCATTACACCACCAGTAGCTTCTATGTGCATTTTTTCAGATTTAATAATGCCAACACGATCCATAACTTCTTTAGCGGCTTGCATCTTTTCTTTTATGCCTAACTCTGTTGGATCTATAAGTGCACTGGTCATAGCCATTGCCGCACGAGGTGCGTTACCTGCTAGATACAAATTTGTGCGCTCTAGTATTTCATCTTTTAATGATTCGACAATTGCACCTGTATAGTGTGTTTCTGCGTAACCTGCAAGTTTTTTTGCTTCAACTAAACTTCCTCGTGCCTCGCCAAACAAGACATCTAAAAATTTCTGTTGTTTTTCTGTGAGTTTACGCATTTTGTTGTTTTCTCAGTTGCTCTTTGGCTTTTTTAGCTAACATTGCTTGTTCATTTTTACCTGCAACTTTAGCTCTTTGTTCTAACACTGTCAGGATCTGTATTTTTCTAGCATATGGCTTATTAATTTTTTTAACTTTTGTAATAGTTCTTTTAGCATCAGCCACAGTTGCAAAAGCAATTGAAACAGTGTCTTCAGGATTTTCATCTGTGTATAATCTCCTTCCACTGCCTTTAGGCTTTTTACCCGTTCCTTTTACTGGATCTTTTTTTCTTGCCACGAACTACTCCAGCTAAAGTTTTTGCTTGACTTGCATGTGTTTTTGAAGCTTTTTGCAACCCTTTCATTACTTTTTTAATTTTTGCTATTTGCTTAACTGCCATTTAACGATACCTCGATGTTTTCTTAGATATTTTTTTAGGCTGTTTCGCAAACTGTTTGCCCGACGCCTTTGCTTTCCGCTTGGCTTTGGTAGTTGCGGCATATTCGCTGGGAGAGAGCGCACGGATAGCCGCTGATGGCAGATAACGC